TTACTTGCTAAATATTATAAAAAAGATTATTATTGATTTTATTTAAAATAATTCGAGTAAATTGCGAGTAGTATTAATATGGCTTTTAGTCCTAAAAGTGTAAAAAATCTTAATCCACCTTTAAAAAAAGGACATCCTCCTTTACCAGGAGCAGGAAGACCTAAAGGAAGGCGATCAATTTCTGATGCATTACGTCAGATTTTGGCTGCAAGTGCAAAAAAGTTACCTATTGGTTCAGAAATGGCAAAAATTGCAGCAGAATTTAAGTTGGATAAAGTTAGCGATGTAATGGCTTTAAAAATGATTTTATTAGGATTTTCTAAAAATCCATCTGCATCATTAAGCGCCATTAAAGAATCTATGGATAGAACAGAAGGACAGGCAGCGCAAACAATAAATCTTCTAAATGATAACCTTGATTTCACAAAACTCACAAAAGAACAACTCCAACTTATTGCCGCAGGTAAGAGCCTCGGCGATATTGGAATTGATGAGACGAAATGAATGTGAATTTTACGAAAATTCGTTTTATGAATTTGTAAAAGGTGCATGGAATAGTATTGAACCCAACGAATTTCAAGATGGTTGGCATATAAAGTTTTTATGCGATCATTTACAAGCAGTTTATGAAGATAAAATAAATAATCTTTTGATTAATATTCCTCCTGGTTATGGAAAATCCCTTATAGTTTCTGTTTTATTTCCCGCATGGTGCTGGACTAAAAACCCTTCTTTGCGTTTTCTCACTGGTTCAAAAGGATTTGATTTGTCAATTCGTGATTGTCGTAAAAGTAGAATATTATTTAATAGCGATTGGTATCAGGAAAAATGGAGTAAATTATGGTCATTTTCAAGTGATGAAAATCAAAAAAGTAGTTATGAAAATGATAAAGGAGGTTTTAGAAATGTATTTTCAACGGGTGGTAATGTAACAGGATTTCGTGGTGATATTAGATTAATAGATGATCCACATGATGCAAGCGAAACTTATAATATAGATGCTTTAAAAAAAACATGTGAATGGTATGGTGGAACATTTTCTACTCGTACAGATCAACTTAAACCGTCCAAAACAATTATCATTATGCAGCGTCTTTCTCCTGCTGATTTGAGCGGGTTTTTATTAGAAACACAAAAAGAATTATGGGTTCATATTTGTTTGCCTCTTGAATATGAACCAGAAAGAAAATGTAGAACAATATTAGGTGAAGATCCAAGGAAAATAGCTGGGGAATTGTTGTGGGATAAAATATCTCAAGAATCTGTTAAATTATTAAAGGCAAATCTTGGTTTAAATGGAATTGATGGGCAATTACAACAACGACCAAATAAATTAGATGGAAATATCATAAAAATATCTTGGTTTAAATATTATAATCCAGAATTTATTAAAAATTTTGATTGTATTTATATGTCAGTGGATGGCGCTTGGGAAACTAAAAAAGAAAATGATTATAGTGTTTGTACAGTTTGGGGTGTAATTGGTGATAATTATTACTTAATAGATATGTGGCGTGATAAAGTTATTTATCCAGATTTTAAAGTTATGATAAAATATCTGAATGATAAATATTTCCCATTTACAATAATTATTGAAGATGCAGCGTCGGGAAAAGCATTTAAACAAGAAATGCAATCATCACTTGGTGTTCATCCTTTTAAACCAGAAGGGGATAAAGTTGCACGTGTTTATGCTATAAGTGATATAATTGCTGCAGGTCGTGTATTTTTGCCAAAATCTGATATTTTTCCAGAAAATTATAAATGGGTTTATGATTTTATAACTGAAGTGTCGGGCTTTCCAAAAAGTGAACATGATGATATAGTGGATACATTAAGTCAGTTTTTACGATACATGGCAACAATGTCATTAACGCCTTTAACAATATTTTAACATTATGAACATCTTACAAAAAACAGGACAACGGATAGTTAATAAACTTGGTTATCAAAAGATAGAAAAGAAAGATACTTTTGTTAATGACCAATTGGGGTTATCTATTTGGCCCACAGGAGATAAACCAGTTTTATTTGCAACAGAAGCAGTCTTATACATGATAGAATGTGCTCCAGTATGGACGGCATTGCATAAAATAGCCAAAGGTATAGCATCAATCCCACCGAAAGTAATTGATAAAAAATCGGGGGAATTTGTAGATCATCCAGTTTTGAAATTATTAGATACTCCAAACGCTGATAAAGTTTTTAGTGAATTTATGGAAGAAATGTCGCATTGGTATTTAGGTACTGGAAATGTTTATATCGAAGGATTTGGTTTTATTGAAAGACCGCCGCAAATAATACGCGTTATGCCCTCTGCTACAACGACAATTATAACTGGCATGGATGGATATGCTCAAACAATTATAACTCGATTATTAGGAATTGCTAATACTTATAATCGTACAGAAGTAATTGATTATGATAGGCCAAGATTTAGATTTTATGATATTAATAATCCAGAATTTAGAGAAATGTATCATATTAGAAGCTTTAATCCTATGGTTAGCTCTAATATGGCGTATGGATTATCTCCGCTTAATGCTGTTTTTTATGAAATGAGACAATTTATTGAAGGCGCTAAATCTAATTTATCTTTACTATTAAGATCATCGCGTTTAAGTGGTATCTTTACTTCAAAAATGCCACTGGATGATAAGCGTAGAACAGAATTACAAAAACAAATTGATTATGCATTTTCAGGATCAAATAATTCTGGGCGTAATATTTTGTTAGGAAACGAAACGACTTATCAAGATGTATTGCATACTATGCGTGACATGGATTATGTTAAAATGATGACTCATACTGCCGAGACCATTTATAAAGCTCTTGACATTCCTTTGCCTCTTGTTAATGCTGAGAATATGACATATGATAATTATGAATCATCACAATATTATCTATTTAAAGACGCTGTTATTCCATTGCGTCAAAGATTTGATCGTGAACTCACTAACTTTTTAATGCCACGTTATAATCCCCAAGAAGACCGATTTGCAATTACTTTTAACCCTAAAGATATTCCTCAACTCGAACCAGAACGTAATGCGCAATTGCAAATCAAGAAAAATACTGCAATTTATACAATCAATGAATTACGTAAAGAATCAGAAGCCGAGCCATTAGATGGTGGTCAATATGTTTATGGGACTATGGGAGCCGTACCTATTGCTACAGATGATAACGATGAATATTCAATAGGTGATAGTGCCTATGCTAATGTTGTTAGTACCAATAATTCTGAATCGCCACAACCTAGCGAAACACAAGATGAACAATTAGCACGTGGTAGTGATCAATCAGATGCGGCAGAAGCAGCAGAAAATCAAAAAGCAGAACAACGCGCAACTAAAGAAGAATTTATGCGTAAATTAAAATTGCAAGTGAATAAAGACGGTACGCCACGTTTTACTGAAAACGAAATTAACGAATTAGCAAATAGACATTTTGGGGAATAGTTTTGGCTTTAACTAAAGAACAATTTAACAAACTAGCCAAACAAGCGGCTAATGATTATGCTAAAAAACTAAAATTAGAACCCGCTCTAAATAAGCAAGTAAATTCTTTGTTTAATCAAATAGTTAAAGATTATGACGAGCATTATTCTAAGCATGGAGCCGCAATTGATCTTTCTTCATATCAAAAAGAACTGGAAAAAATACTCAATGATCATGGCATAAAAACCGCATCTACATTCTCAAACAATCTTAGGGATATAATCGGCAACCCAGACAATAATAATGTAATACAGCGCAAATTAGACGCTAATATTAAGGGATATTCTGCGCAACGTTCACACTTAATGAGCCATAAAATAATGGATACTACTCGTGATAATATGGAAAAGGCAACAAAAGATGCTGAAATTGAAGCAGCATTAGCTGATACAGAAATGAGTAATGCTGAAATAGCTAAATCAGCCACCAATACTCTTAAAAACAGACTTATTAATCGTTCCCCCATTATAGCGACAACCGAAACTCAATCAACGGCTGAAATGGGGAAATGGTTAGAATATACTACTATGGTTGCTATGGATGCTGTCGTTAATAGCGAATCAATTAAGGAAATGACGCAAAAAAAAGTATGGATTACTATGCTTGACGATCATACGAGGGAAGCACATGCAGAAGCAGACGCTCAAGAGGTTGATGTTAATGATCCATTTGAAGTTGATGGAGAAGAGTTAATGATTCCTGGTGATGATAGTTTAGGAGCTAGCGAAGGAAATTTAATTAATTGCCGATGTTCTAGCGAATTTGTTATTGATTAAAATCAATGATTAGATTTTTTTTAATAAGTTCAAAATTATTAATCATTTTTATCTTTTATAGATATGAATCTATCCATCAATCGCTTTTCATTAACTGAGTTAGATTCAACTTTATGATAGATATTCCCATTGTCATCTATATATAAATTATCATATATCATGGGAATGCCTTGTTTTAAGCAATATTCTTTTTCTATTTCAATTATTTTCATGGTTTTTCCTCCTTTTATTACTATTTCGCCTTGGTTTGGTTTTGGCAATTCTATCGTTTTTTGAGAGGCTTCGTTTGATGCATTTTCAATTTTGCTAATTCGCTCTTCAATATTGTTAAATTTATCAATAATTTCATCGATTTTATCGCAGATATTATTTAACGCTTCAACTTCAGAGTATGGTTGTTTACCATTAAGATAAAAGCACATATATTTATCTTTATATGGCTTTTTTTCTGCTCTTAACTTTTCAAGTTTGTTTGTCATCTATTTTATTTTTAATATTATAATCAGTTACGTAATAATAACCACCAGTTTTTTTGTTGAATTTTATATTAGCATTTGCATCTTTAAATGAATGATTTTTTCTATTTAACCGCCTTCCTAAAAATATTAATATTAGATAAACTATTATAAAAATTAAAAAAACAAAAACTCCTGTTGTTATTCTCATGTTATCTAATTCTTAATTATTAATTATTAATATTAGTAGCCAATAATTGATCTAATATTGTCGAATTATAATCGCTTACTATTTTTGACGAAAGAAACATAGCAAAAAAACTTATTATTCCTGGGATAAATGTCCAGAAAAAAGCAACGCTTAACCATCCTTGAAGTTTTTTACCAACATAAAACCACTCAATACCTAATCCACCTAAAAACCACGCAAGAAAAAAAAAGGATGCGGTGCTTTTCTTCATCATTTGATATGTCATCAATTGCTGCGAGTTTAATTTGCTAATTTTATTGATAAGTTCTAATTTTTTCATATTCATGTGATATTCTCCTGTTTGTTTAAGTTTCAATTCCATTACACAATAATGCATACTTCGCATTTTGTCAAGTATCTTTTGAAACTTTATTTCTTGAGAGCCAATTATTCGAATAGCGATTTACGATTTGTTGATTATCTTTAATAATGAGCAAGTTTTCAGCATTACGCTTTTCTGCGCTTGTAGTAAAGTTATAACTTCCTGTAATTACGGTTTTTGAATCAATAATCATCACTTTGTTATGTGCTATTGATACAGTATAATCAATTTTAATAGGAATATTATTTAATTCTAATAAGCGCATTACCGAATGTTTATCTTTGATGTTGCTTTTATCAAGTATAACCTCAACATCAACGCCTTTCTGCTTGGCTTTTATTAATGACATAGCAATATCTTGGCTAGTAAATGAATATGCTTGTACTAATATTTGCTTTTGCGCATGTGATATTTCATTTACTATCTTTGGCGCGCATTTTTCTCCTGGAGTAAAACAAACATCAAGCGTTGTTGCTAATGAGCTATTGCAAAATAATAATAATATTAATAGTTTTTTCATAAATTTAATAAATTTGTAATAGATTTTGGATTGTTAGGATTGGGATCGTCTTCATCAAGCACCTTGATAATTTCTAAAATCGGTTTAAGTAATTTATTCAATTGCGATATCCCAATATTATCATTAGATGTTTTTGCTTTTTTTAACTGATGATTTATTATTGAAAAACAATAGCAAAGAGCACATTCAAATTTAACATCATTATATTTATCAATTTTATTAATAGTTTCCGCCACTTTAATAATTATTTCTTTTTTGTTTTCTTCGGTTAATGTGATTTTATCATTCATCTTTTATCCCTTTGGGTTTTATAAAATTGGCATCTCATATTTTAAATTTTTCTTTATACGATAATGCTCTCTTA